TGGTCGGCCAGCAGCAACTGCTTCCAGATGACCAGCGGCGGCGACCTGACCATGCTGGGCAACGTCACGGCCTATTCGGACGCACGGATCAAGAAGGACGTCGAGACCATCGACAGCGCCCTCGACCTCGTCTCGAAGATGCGCGGCGTGCGCTACACTCGGATTGACAGCGGCAAGCGCGGCGTGGGCGTCATCGCGCAGGAGATGCTCGAAGTGCTACCGGAAGTGGTCCAGCAGGGCGTCGGAGACGACGACACGCTCTCGGTTGCCTACGGTAACCTTGTCGGTGTATTGATCGAAGCCGTAAAGGAACTCACTGCCCGCGTGGCGGAACTGGAAGGGAAGTAAGATGGCTACAGACCCTCTCCCGATGAAGGACTTGGATTTGTCAGGGTACCTTTATCTTGACGGAAAGCTCTACAAGGAGGTTGGCCACGAAGCTGGTGGGGGTTACCGCCGGGTCTCCATCGGCGGTGTTCGGTACCTTGTCCACCGTATCATTTTCTTCATGCACCACGGGCATGAACCCGAGGTGGTCGATCACATAGACCGGGATCCTACAAACAACGCCATTGAAAATCTGAGGGCGGCGACCAAGGCAGAGAATGCCTACAACTGCGGCGTGCGCGTAGATAATTCGAGCGGGTTTCGTAACGTGACTTGGCACCGCCAAAAGCGTAAATGGCAAGTCATGCTGATGCGGGCCGGTAAGCGCAAGTCTTACGGCCTGTATCATGACAAAGACGAGGCCGGGCGCGTAGCCGAAACCGCGCGCAAGGAGCAACACGGCGGCTTTGCTGCGTAATAGGAGGTTTATATGGCAGTTTCTTACTCGTGGAATGTCCAGCAGATGGACGCGTATCCCGAATACGACGGCGAGACCGACGTGGTCTTCAACGTCCACTGGACCCTCGCTGGCATCGACCAGACCTATCAGGGCTACGCCTACGGTACGCAGAGCGTCACGCTCGATGAAGGCTCGGACTTCACCCCCTACGAAGACCTGACCGAAGCGCAGGTCATCGGCTGGGTGCAGGCTGCTATGGGCGCGGAACAGGTCGCCGCGCTCGAGGCCAATGTGGCCAAGCAGATCGAAGACCAGATCAACCCGCCGGTGGTAACACCGCCACTTCCTTGGAGCGCACCATGAACGTAACGATCAACCTCACCATCGACGAGGTCAACGCCATCCTCCAGACGCTGGGCAACCTGCCCACGTCCTCGGGCGCGTACCCCCTCCTGATGAACATCAAGCAGCAGGCTGAGGCGCAAATCCCACAGCAGCCGCAGACTGATGGAACACCTAGCGAATGATCGAAGAGCTGATCGCGCGGGTGTTCTTCGCCCGCAACCTCACGCACTGGAGCCATTGGCGCACGAAGAGCTACGCCCAGCATCAAGCGCTGGGCGCGTTCTACGACGACGTCATCGAGGCGCTGGATGCGCTCGTGGAGGCGCATCAGGCCGTTCACGGTCTGGTGGGCGACATCCCCGCCCCCTCTTCCAAGGGCAGCGATACCTTGGGCGTACTCCGCGCTGACGCGGAGTGGATTGAGGAGCACCACGAGGAGATCTGCGAGGGCAACCGCGCGATCGCGAACCTGATTGACGGCGTCACCGGCGTCTACCTTCGCACTATCTACAAACTCGAAAACCTGAAGTGAGATCGCCGTGGCCGAGAACATTCTAGCGTTGAAACTTGAGGCCCTGCACGAAGACGTTGGTGAAGTGAAGATGGCCCTCAACAAGCTGTCGGAGGCCATCACGAAGCTGGCCCTCGTCGAGCAGCAGCAGAGCCAGATCGCGGCATCGCTTGAGCGTGCATTCAAGGCCGTCGGCAAGATTGAGGACCGGCAGACGGCCCTCGAGCAGCAGTACGCCGCCCTCGTTCCGCAGCAGGGTGAAGTGTCCAAGTGGGTGGACCGGGGCATCGTTGCCCTCGCCGGGGCGGGCGGCGTACTTGTCCTCAAAGCGGCGGGAGTGGCCTGACATGTCCGACCCCTCATGGATGGTAGAGGCGCGCAAGCACATCGGGACGACTGAAATCCCCGGCTCGCGCCACAATTCGAAGATCATCAACTGGCTGCGCACGCTCCGCGCGTGGTGGAGCGACGACGAGACGCCGTGGTGCGGCACGTTCGTGGCGCACTGCCTGCAGAGCGTCGGGCTGCCGATCGCCAAGAATTGGTTCCGCGCCAAGGACTGGGCGACGTACGGCTCGAACCTGCGCAGCACGCACGTCGCGCCCGGGGCCATCCTCGTCTTCGCCCGGCAGGGCGGGGGCCACGTCGGCTTCTACGTCGGCGAGGATGCAAACTTTTACTACGTGCTGGGTGGTAACCAGTCCAACAGCGTGAACACCATGAAGCTCGCCAAGGCGCGCTGCATCGCTATCCGGTGGCCGCAGGGCGAGCCGGTCATTGGCGGACCCGTGCAAATGAGCGGGGGCGTCGTCTCGAGTAACGAAGCATAGGAGAAATACCATGTTTGCAGGCAAGAAAACCTACATCACCGCCGGTGTCGCTGTCATCAGCGCCGTGGCCTCGTACCTCGTCGGTGAGGCCGACCTGATGCAGACCGTCAATCTGGTGTTTACCGCGCTGCTGGCGGCTTTCCTCCGTAACGGCATCCGCTGACACACGTTGATCGGGCGCTGTCGGTCACCCGACGGCGCCTGAAGACGAGCGCTGTGCAATCTGCCGAAAAGTGATATAAGGACGCGACATGGCCACCGCGATGACCTTCACGACCCTCAAGCAGGACGTTCAGCGCTATCTGGAGCGCGGGACGACGTATGCGTCGGACCCGATCGTCTTCGAGCAAATCCCGCGCCTGATAAACCTCGCCGAGCGGCGCATCGCCCGCGAGCTGAAGATCCAAGGCTTCATCAACGTCGTCGTCACGACGCTCAATCCGGGGCAGTCCGTGGTGACCAAGCCCGACCGCTGGCGCGACACCGTCTCTTTCACTCTCGGCACCGGCATTGAGAACGAGCAGCGCAAGAGCCTCTTCTCGCGCAGCTACGAGTACATGCGGACCTATTGGCCTAACGCCACCGCAACGGGCGAGCCGGTCTTCTACGGGGACTACGACTACAACCACTGGCTGGTCACCCCGACGCCGGACGCCGAGTACCCCCTCGAAATCCTATACTACCAGCTCCCGCCGCTCCTCGACGAGGAGCACGAGACCAACTGGCTGACCGAAAACGCGCCCGAAATCCTGCTCTACGGCACCCTCCTCGAGGCCACGCCGTTCCTCAAGAACGACGAGCGCATCCCAGTTTGGCAGAACATGTACGACCGCGCGGCGGCCATGCTCAACGGCGAGGACTTGGCCAAGATCCTCGATCGCAGCGCTGTGCGCAAGGAGGCTTAAAGAATGTCCGGCAGCTTCACCCAAGTCTTCGGCGGCAACACCATCTACCCGTCGGACGTTTCCTACCTCGCCCTGACGCTCACTGGCGACACCACGCTGGAGTGGCCGCAGGATAGCAATAGCGCGAACGTCGTCGCGCGCATCATCGACGTGACGCCCTCCGGGCCGTACACGATCACCCTGTCCGACGCGATGTCGGTCAGCGTCGGCACGACCATTCTGTTCAACAACCTCGGGCCAGACACCATAACGGTGGACAAGGCCGACGGGAACGCGATCCTGAGCATCGGCCCGGGCGAGCAGTGGCAGACCTACCTGACCGACAATGACACTGTCGGCGGCATCTGGCGCAGCTTCCGTTACGGCGCCGCCACGGCACAGGCGCAGGCCTCGGCGCTGGCCGGTGCGGGCCTGACGGCCGTCGGCTCGGCCCTCGCCCAGAATTATCCCGTCATCAACTTCTCCAGCACGCCCTACAACCTGACGGCCCCTGACCGCGCGAAGTCCTTCGTCTGGACCGGCGGCCTCGGGACGATGACGCTGCCGACGGCAGTCGCCGCAGGTAACGGCTGGTTTGTGCAGGTGCGAAATGCCGGTCAGGGCGACCTGACGATCGACCCCTCGGGGTCGGAGACCATTAACGACGGCTCGACCCTGCTGCTCCAGCCGGGGGACAGCGCGATCGTTGTCGGGGACGGCGTGGAGTGGTTCACGATCGGTCTCGGCCAGCAGCCAGTCTTTGCCTTCGACTACACGTCCATCGCCGTCACTGGCGGCACTTACACGCTGAGCGGCTCTGAGCTGAACCGGATTGCCTACAAGTTTACCGGCACGCTTCTCTCCAACGCCACGATCGTCGTGCCTGCCACGGTGCAGCAGTACTGGGTCAACAACGCCACGACGGGCGCGTTCACGCTGAGCCTGCGCGCTGCGGGCAGCGGCGTCACGACGGCCGTCAATCAGGGCGAGACGGCCATCCTCTACTGCGATGGCTCGACCATCATCCCCGCTACGACGTCGGCTCCCTTCGCCGGGATCCTGCCGATCACGCAGGGTGGCACCGGGGCCACGTCGGCAGCTTCGGCCCGGACTAACCTCGGCGCGACGGGCATCGGCTCGGCGGTCTTCACCGCCGCCACCACTGCGGCGGCGCGTTCGGCTATCGCGGCTGCGGCCAGCGGGGCGAACAGCGACATCACGTCCCTGACTGGCCTCACGACCGCGCTCAGCGTGGCGCAGGGCGGCACGGGCGCTACGACTGCCAGCGGCGCGCGGACCAGCCTCGGTGCGGCTGCCAGCGGCACGAATACGGACATCACGTCGATGAACCCGACGGGTGGCCTTACGGTCGGCTCACCGACGGGCGGCGCTCAGGGCACCGGCACGATCAACGCCACGGGCATCTTCATCAATGGCGTGGGCGTCGGCACCGGCTCAGGCTCGGTGACGAGCATTGCCGTCAGCGGCGGCACGACCGGCCTGACCACCTCGGGCGGCCCGGTCACGACCTCGGGCACCATCACGCTGGCTGGCACGCTCGTTGTGGCGAACGGCGGCACGGGCCAGACCTCGTACACCGACGGCCAAATCCTGATCGGCAACACCGCAGGGGGCTTGACCAAGACGACGCTGACTGCCGGGTCGGGCATCTCGATCACCAACGGCAACGGCTCGATCACCATCACCTCGACGGCAGGCGGCGGCACGGTAACGAGCGTCGCAGGCTCGGGCGGCACGACGGGCATGACCCTGAGCGGCGGCCCCATCACCGGCGCCGGTACGCTCACGCTGGGCGGTACGCTGGCGATCGCGAACGGCGGCACAAACGCCACGAGTGCATCAGGTGCGCGTCTCAACCTCGGTGCCGCCGCGAGCGGGGCCAACAGTGACATCACGTCCCTCAGCGGCCTGACCACGGCCCTGAGCATCGGGCAGGGCGGCACTGGCCAGACGAGCTACACCGACGGCCAGCTCCTGATCGGCAACACGGCCACGGGCGGCCTGTCCAAGGCCACCATTACGGCCGGTTCGGGGATTGTCGTCACGAACGGCAACGGCACCATTACGATCACCTCGACTGCCGGTGGCGGCTCGGTCACCAGCGTCGACGCCTCGGGCGGTACGACTGGCCTGACCTTCAGCGGTGGCCCGGTCACGACTTCGGGCACGCTCACGCTGAGCGGCACGCTGGGGATCGGCAACGGCGGTACGGGTTCGGGCACTGCGGCGGGTGCGCGGACTGCGCTAGATGTCCCCTCGACCGGCGGCTCAGGGGCCACCGGCACTTGGGGCATCAACATCACCGGCAACGCAGGGACCGCCACAAACGGTGTGGTCACCACGGGAACGTACTCGAACCCGGCGTGGATCACGGCCCTCGCCGGATCGAAGATCAGCGGCAACATCAGCGGCAACGCCGCGAACGTGACGGGCACGGTCGCCATCGCCAACGGCGGCACCGGCGCCACGACGGCCAGCACGGCGCGCACTGCGCTGGACGTACCCTCGACCGGAGGCTCTGGTGCGACGGGTACTTGGGGCATCAGCATCAGCGGCAACGCTGCCACGGCCACGAACGGCGTCGTGACCACCGGGTCTTACGCCGACCCGGCGTGGATCACGTCCCTCTCTGGTGCCAAGATCACGGGCAACATCGGCGGTAACGCGGCGAACGTCACTGGCACCGTCGCGACCACGAACGGCGGCACGGGCCAGACGAGCTACACCGACGGTCAGCTTTTGATCGGCAACAGTAGCACCGGCGGCCTGTCGAAGGCTACGATCACGGCCGGTAGCGGCATCTCGATCGCCAACGGCAACGGCTCGATCACTATCTCCTCGACGGCCTCGAGCGGTACGGTCACCAGCGTCAGCGGCTCGGGCGGCACGACTGGCCTGAGCCTCACGGGTGGCCCTATCACGACCAGCGGCACGCTCACCATCGGCGGGACGCTCGCCGTCAGCAATGGCGGCACGGGCGCGACCACGGCTGCTGGGGCGCGCACGGCCCTTGACGTTCCGTCAACGGGCGGCTCTGGCGCGAGCGGCACGTGGGGCATCAACGTCACCGGCACCGCCTCGAGCGTTCCGAACGGCGTCGTGACTACGTCTAGCTACTCGGACCCTGCGTGGATCGCCTCGCTCGCCGCCTCCAAGCTGACCGGCACCGTCGCGATCGTGAATGGGGGCACCGGCGCTTCGACCGCGTCGGGCGCTCGCACCGCGCTGGACGTGCCCTCGACCGGCGGCTCCGGCGCGAGCGGCACTTGGGGCATCAACATCACGGGCAGCGCCGGATCCGCAAGCAGCGCCACCAACGCGACGAATGCGGCGAACCTCGTGACCTCAAACTTCTCGATCGTGGAGAGCGGGGGCGTCCTGTTCATCAAGTACGGCGGGACCAATATCGCCAAGATCGACAGCTCGGGTAACTTCACGACGCTCGCTAACGTCACTGCATATGGGACTGTCTAATGGCTCTTCCTGCAAGCGGCCCGCTGACGCTGGCCAACATCCAGACTGAGTTCGGGGGCAGCAACCCGATCTCACTGAGCGAGTACTACGCTGGGGGTGCCTATGTCCCTGCGGGCACGACTGGCACCTACGGGGCCGTGCCCTCGAGCGGTGCAATC